TCGTAGGCCAGGCGGCCCTCGAGGCGGCGGAACTCGGTCACCAGGTGATCGACATGGGCACGGACGCGCACCTGTGGCGGCAGCCGCTGCAGGGACGCGGGCGGTGTGACGAGCTGCGCGAGCGCAGTCGGGTCGGCCGAGATGTACTTGAGAAACGCGACGGCGTGCGGGCTGTCGTAGACGAGCTCGCCGATGATGTGTACGGGCCCCGGCGTCTGCCCGGTGCGGCGCGCGTGGTCGAGGCCGCCCAGGTTCTTGGCCTCGTCGGAGAGCCCGGTGGCGAACGCGGGATCGTCGGTGGCCGCCGTGGTCAGCCGTTCCCGAAACGCCTGGTCGCGGGCGACGAGCGCCTCGTGCCGCTGCTGCTCCGCCGCGCGCTGGCCCTGGACGGCGGCCTGTTCCGCCTGCAGTTGGTCCTGCAGGAACAACGTTTGCGCGGCGTTGTATTCGGGGTAGGTGTCGAAGTCGTCGATCTTCGGCGCATCCGGCCGGGCCAGGTAGCGCGCGGCGCGCTGTTTCTGGGTTTCCGGCGCGGGCTGGCCGTTCGGCGGCTGGCCGTTCGGCGGTGACTGACCGTTCGGCGGTTGGCTCGCGTCCGGCCGCGCGGTGCGGCTTTCGAGCTCGCGCAGGCGTTGCTCCTGCTGCGCGATCCGCCGTTCGTAGTCGTTGATCGCCTGCTGGCGCTTCGAGACCGCGCGCTCGCTGGTCTCGCCGTCGGGACTCGCTGCCGGCTGCGTGGGTGCAGCGGGCCGCGTGACTTCGGGGACCGACTGACCTTGCCGTTTGGCGACGTGCGCTCGATCGAACGCGCCGAAATCGCCGACGTCGGCCGCCGCGCGCTCTGCGCTGACAGTCGCCGGGGCGGACGGGGCATCGGTCGAGGCCGGCGGCTGCGCGGATGCAACGCCGGGGACGTCGTCTGGCATCAGGTGCTTGCCAGTCTGCGAAGACGCCCCGGCGGGGCGCAACCATTATTTCGGCAGGCGGGGTGCGGGCGCTAGGCGTCGGCGGTGTCGAGCACCATCCGCACGGCCGCGTCCTTCGCCTCGAGGAGTTTGCGCAGCGCCACCGTGCGCTCGGGATTCATCGGGTAGGTTGCGACTAAGTGCTCGGCCAGCTCGCAAAACGGCTTGCTCGCCTCCTGGAGCTTCGGCGGCAGGTGATCGTAGACGAAGAACTGCAGAATCCGGTCGTGTGGCATCTCCGCTCCCTTCATAGTCCACAGCACGCGCGCCAGCGCCTCGTCATCAGCGCCCGTCCACGGTCGCACGTCAAACTCCCGCACGAACCGGATGGCAATCCCGGTCTGCGGATCCCTCAGGATCTCGCTCACGGCGTGAACGCCTCCGGCGCCCCCCCGTTCGGCACCAGCGGGGCCTGTAGCGGCTGGCTCGCCTCGGCCTGTGCGGCTTCCCGTCCAGCCTGCCGCACCGCGTGCCGCGCCTCCGCGGCCCCCAGCGCCGCTTCGTGCGCGTGCCCCTGCGCCGCCATCCGCACTTCATGCGCCGCCGCGACGGCATCCGCCGCGAGCTCGTGCTGCTGCGTCCCGACGCGCGCCCGTTCCTCGGCAAACAACCGCATCGCGTTCTGGAGCGTCTCGTACTTCGCACTGAGCGCGGCAACGGCCAGCTTCGTCTCGTTCGCTTCGTGCGCCCGCTGGCTGTCGCCCTGCTCCTGCAAGAGCGCAATCTGCTGCTTGCTCTGGAGCTCGCCGGCCTTACCCTGCGCCGCCTGCTGCGCCTGCTGGAGCGCCTGCGTGAGCTGCTGCACCTGCGCCTGGAGCGACGCGACCTCGGGCGAGACCGGTTCGCCCGTCGCGCTCTTGAACTCGGGCGGCTCGATGAGGTCCGCAATCGCATCGCCCATCGGCCCGAGGTTGCGCATGCGGATCGCCCGGGCAAAGACCGCACTCGCCACTTTCGGCCCGGCCAACTGCGCCACCATCCCGAGGTTCTGCACCAGCGTCTCGGTGAAGTCTTCCGCGGCGTCGCGCTCACTGTCGCTCGACGGCGCGCTCGAGACGGTCACGAGGTAGTCGCCCTGCGTGCTGACGCTGTCGGGGTCGCTCGGGTCGTTGATCCGCGTGGTGACGGCTTCGCCGGCCGCGCCCATCGTGCCCGTCTCGCCCGTGTAGTCGTAAATCTCCGCGGCGAGGTCTTCAAAGATGATCCCGACGCGGCGAATCATCGACTCGTAGCTGTGGACGAAGTGATACGTCCCGGCCGCCGCGGCACTGTCGATGCTCTTCAGGGCCGCGCCGCTTTTATCGTTGATCCGCTGCGCCTGCGTCGGCAGGAAGTTGCTGCCCATCGCCGCTTGAATCGCGCGGCGATAGCCTTCCTTCACGGCCTGGAGCCCTTGCAGATATTCGCCCTGGAGGTAGTCGAGCCGTTGCGGTGGGGGCAGCGGCGCCTCGCCGCTCGCGGGCGTGCGCATCAGGTAGAACAGGACCGACTTCGGCGTATGCGTCGAGTCTTCCCACTCCTGTTGGTGGCGCCCGAGCTGCCCTTCGACCGCCATGATCGGACTCTTCGGCACCATCGAGAGCACTTCGAGCTCCTGTGAACAGCAGTAGCAGTAGGCTTTCCACGGGTCGCGGCCGAAGCGGGTCATCGACAAGATCTTGCGTTTGACCTGGCCCCCCTCGGGCACGTACAGCACCTTGCCGTAGCAGGAGACGATCGGGATGTACTTCCCCGGCCAGTCTTGCTCGTGCAGGATGTCGAGGCCGTCGGTGAGGTACAGCCGAACGGTCGGGTCATCGACCGTCCGCAGTTCGCGGACGACGGTCCAGCCTTTCGGGCGCCAGACCGCCTCGAACTCGTCCTCAAACACGGCCTGTGGTCGTGGCGGCGGTGGCCCTTGCGGCGGTGGTGGCCCCTGCGGCGGCAGACCCGGCGGCATCCCGACTCCCATCGGCGGCAGACCCTGCGGCAAGCCGCCGCGCATCATCGGCACGCCGGGCGGCATCCCCGGGGGCGGCGCCATCCCGGGCGGCAAGCCGGGCAGTCCCGGCGGCGGAGACGGTCCCGCGGCCGGCCCGGTGATCGGCGGGAACCCCCGCAGCGCCGGCGGCCCGACGGGCGGCGGCGGCGCAATCAGCAATAGGGGCCGCGGCTTCGTCGTCAGCGCCCAGTACTCGGCGAGCAGCTCCTGGTCACCCGCAATCCAGCCCGTCGGCTTGCCCCCGGCCGCGCCGGTCCACTCCAGATCTTCGCTGCTCGAGGCCGCGTGCGTTTTCGTTTTCTTCGGCAGCAGGACGTCGCGCTTCTTCGCCTGTTCGGTGCGCGAGCCCCACTCGAAGACGAACGCGTACTGCATGTCGCTCGCGTCCGGCTCTTTGGCATCGAAGTCGAGCAGCACCTTGTCGGGGTCGGGGATCGCCTCGATCCAGATTTCCTGATTCGGCGACCGCGGCGACGAGTACTTCGTGGTCACCCGGCAGTAACCGTAGCTGCGCTGGATGGCGTTTTCGGCCGCGGTCAGGTAGGCCACTTCGGCGTGGCTGCGGTATTCAACCTCGCGGGCCTTGTCCTGATACCAGCGCGCCCCGTCGTCATTCGCCCCGTTGCCGACGGGCGCGAACTTCATCCCGCGGGGGTTCGCGCGCAGCGCGTTGATCACGTGGTTGAAGTACTGGCCCATTTCCTCGGGCGCAATCGTCGGGCGGTTCTTGCGGAGCTTGCGGTCGTCGTCGTCCCACGGGTCGCCGCCGACAAAGCGCATGTCTTTCTCGGCCTGGTCGCGGATCTCCTGCCAGTTCGCCTCCGAGTAGGCTTTGCGCTCGAGCAGTTCTTGGACGAGGGCGTCGGGCATCAGCGGGATCCCCAGACTAGCCAGCGCAGGCGCCGCCAGAGGGACATGTCGCGGTGCGCCACGAAGTCCCGGTAGACCTCTTTGACGTGCGCGTCGTTGATGTTGCCGCCGCCTTCAGTGATCCGCAGGCGGGTATCGAGGCGTGCCCACTCCTTCGCACATTCGTCACGGAGCGTGGCGACCTGCTCGTCCAGCGGGACCGCGGACTCCGAAACGCCCATCAGCGGCGCATCCGTGGCACGCGGGGGACCACGACCACCGCACGCGGCGCGACAGGCGGCGCGACGCGCGCGAGCGCCTCGCCGACCGACGGCCCGCGCACCACGGCCACGGGCGGCAGCGGCGCCGCGGGGCGGCTGACCGGCCCCACCGGGATCGGCGCGCGCACCGCGACCGGCACGACACGACGGGGCGGGATCATGATTCGGGGCATGGCTACACCGTCTGGCTAAAGACGCGATCCGTGCAGCCGCAGCGCAGCACCGCGCCGCCCGGCTCATCGAACTTGGCCGCCAGGTGAATGATCGGATCGGGGCACGTCAGCTGCCCGCACTTGAGCATCAGCCGGTCGCCGTGGACGTTGAAGTCCTTCGCGCAGCGGTCGAGGTGTTTGCGTTCGGCGAGCGTCCACACGACGCGCTGCCGCGTGGAAATCAGGTAGGTGTCGGCATCGAGGGAAGCGCCAGCGTGCAGGCCCATCGGTCGGGCCAGTCTGAAAGACCGCCTGCGGCGGGCGCAACCATTATTCGGGCGGGAGGCGTTAGAGCCATCGGCTCAACTGCCACGCGAGGGTAAACCGGCTCGTCGTGTAGCTCCAGCATCCAAACGGGCCGCGCTCGAATCCGGCTGAGCATCTCCACGGACGCGTGAGCGTCAGGGTCTTCGCGCCGAGACGGATCCTCATAGTTAGACCGCAACCCTTATTCGGGAGCGGCGACCTGATGCGGCCCCGCATGCCCGGCTGCCAAGCTACACCGCGCCTCCGGTCCCCCCGCCACAACCGGCGTCCGCGCGCCGCACCGGGCCTGCTCATCGGAGAGACCGAAGAGTTCGGGCAGCAGCTCCCGCGCCGCCTCTTCATCGATCGCATCCGCCAGTTGCCGCGCCGCCTTCGCAATCGCGTCGGCTTCACTCATGCCACGAGCGATATCGGCCATAACCGAGAAGTAGGTGGGGAACGTCGCCATTATTCGAGCGGCTGTCGGGGATTCGGCATCGCAAACGGCCCCAACTCGAACGCCTCGACGGGAATCATGAATTCTTCGGTCTTGACGCGGTTGGCGTTCGCGACGATCGTCGCGGCCACCTCCGCCGTGAACCGGCCCGCCTCGGCGAGGGTCGGCGCGTAGCCGTGACGGCTCGCCTTCCACCACGCCTGATGTTCAATCGACCAGATGACGTAGCGCGGGGGCATCATGAACCCTCGTCGGGATTCGGCCGCGTCCACGGTGTCTCTGGCTGGCGGCGATCGTACCGCTTGCCGTCGAGCAGAATGAAATCAGAAACCTCGGTCGCCTTCTGTTCCACAAGCGCGGCGAACAACTGCGCCTTCTGGTTGTAGAGCGCATAGACCACCGCGATTAACGCCTGCTCGCGCGTCAGCTCGCCCCGATCGACCAACACCTCGGCATGTCGCATCGCGGGCTCCACGAGGCAGAGCGGGCGCAACGCATCCCAGGTCAGGCCCGGTTGATCGACGGGCAAATCGACGGGCGGAAAGAAGCGCCACTTCTTCTCGTCTTCGTCCCATGATTGTTCACTCATGTGCTACTCTAGTATCACATGCGGACTGAACTTGTCACCACCCTGAAACGCCGCGCCACCGAAGTCCTCGACCAACTCGCCGCCGATCGCGAGCCCGTGCTGATCACCCACCACGGCCTGCCGAGCGCGTATCTGGTGGACGTCGAGAGCTACGAGACGCTCCAGCGGCGGATGGCGATCCTGGAAGGCATCGCCCGCGGGGAGCGGGCCCTGGCCGAAGGACGGATCCTCTCCCACGCGGCCGTGGAACGACGGATGCAGAAGCGGCTGGCTCGTTGGCGGAAGTAGTCTGGACGGAGCCGGCGGAGGCCGACCTCACCGCCATCGCCGACTACCTCGCGCTCGACAATCCCGACGCGGCCGCCGCTCTCGTGCAGCGCGTCCTCGCGCACATGCGGCAGTTGGCCCGCTTCCCCCGCAGTGGGTCCGTGCCGCCGGAGCTCCCCGGCGGCCGGTATCGGCAGATCGTCGAGCCGCCCTGCCGAGTCTTCTATCGAGTGGAACAGAAACAGCGGGTCATCATCCTCCACGTCATGCGGAGCGAGCAGCGGCTCCGGCCGACCCTCCTACGGCTGCGCTAAGCCGCGGCCACGTCACACGAGGAACAGCGTCGCGATCCAGAACGCCAGCCCCGCGCTTTGCAGGTTGACCCGCGGCGGATTCGGCACGCCGAGCGCGCTCAGCACGAAGCACACGAAGCCGAAGACCAGACAGACGAGCCGCAGTGAGGGAATCATCGGTGTCCTCCTGTCCTTCCTGTTAAGGCCGTCACTACCGATCACCCGCCGTCGCGCCATCGGTGCTCTCGACGTCTGCTCGATCGCCCGTGTCATTCAGGTTGCGATTTCGCCGCTCCCGCGCATATTTCGCCAACTCGACCAGCTTGTGTTGAGTGTCCGGCTCGCGCAATTGGTCCTCGAAATAGATGCCCAACCAGAGCTCCGTGTCGGGGCGGTCGGTTGTGAAGATCTCTTGGTCAACGCATCGCACCGGCTCGACCCACCGTGAGGGATTGACCCCGTGCGGCGGACGCTTTTCATCTTGATCGTCTTCCTCATCCTCGCCGACCTCGTTATTCCAAAAATCCACAAGTGCCAGCGCTGCAATCCGTTCACAGTAATAGCCCGGCGTAGACTCCTCGCGCGTCGCGAATACGTCAACCATCGGCGCACTTGTCGGCATGATTTGGCGAATAAACTGTGCCACCGCTCACCCCCACGTGCTGCTCACCGGCCGCGCCTGCCGCCGGACCTCGACCGTCGGCCGCGGCGGCGCGACCGCCTGCGCCCACGTCAACACAAACCCGTCCGCGTCGTCCGGCGACGCCTCGCCGCGCTTCTGTAACGACTCCTTGCTCTCGATGACCACGCGCCCGCGGCGGTTGATGTGGAACCCCGGCACGCAGAGCTGATCACAGAGCGTGTCCTCGTCCGGCAACGTGCCGAGTAACAACCACTCTTTCGCACGTCCGTACATATAAGCGCGCATGTTCTCGAAGTGACTGTCCGGCGACGCGCCACCGAAGTTCACCTCATAGACGTTGTCGTAGCCGAGCGCCTGGAGCCGCACGACAATCGGCGACCCGAACGCGCTATCGACGAACAGCGCCGCGAGCTGGTGCCCCGGCCGCCGGTCGCTCAGGAGCTCCGCGCAAATCCCGATCCGCTGCGACCGATCCGGGTCCGCCTCGCCGGGAATCCGAATCGGGGCCCGCGGGTTGCCGTCCAGCCCGCGCCGAAACCGGATCACGTTCCACGCCTTGCCGCCGCCGGAGACGTCGAACCCGGCCACGAGCGGCTCATCGTCCGCCGCCTTGAACGACCGCTTGCGCGCCGCCTGCACCCGCAGCGTATCGATGTACTGGAGCTCCGACGCGCGCGGCGGCAGCCCGAGCACACGCACGCGCCACGTATCGCTGTCCTCGCCGTAATCCTGCAGAATCTGGTCAAGCAGCGCCTTGTTGGTGAACCGCGACAGCCGGGCATCGACGCGCCGATGGTTCCAGCGCCCGGCGACGTCGCCCTGGCACACGCGGTAGAAGTACCCCGTGTTGCGGACGAGCTGCCCCCACGCGAAAAACATCGGCTCGCCATCGGTCAAGCCGCCGGGGTCCGCCGTCGTCCAGATGCGGTCGTCCACTTCGCTCGCCTCGTCGAACAGGTACCACGACGTCGAGGTTTTCGCGTGCTGCCCGGCGAAGCTCTGCGCGTTCTCGGGCCGGCAGGTTTGCGGGATCAGCTTCCACGACGCCGGCCGCCAGACGGAGTAGATGCCGGTGGCCTGGATGTGGAACCAGTGCGCGGTGAGGCAGCGCCCGAGCCACGCGCAGATCGCCGCCCAGGTGCGCTCTTTGAGCTGCGTATTCGTCCCGGCCGTCACGGTGCCGATGCTGTCCGGCCGCGTCGAGAGAATGAACGCCGCGAGCATCCCGCCAAGGCTGCTCTTGCCGGTACCGTGACCGCTGCTTTCCGCCATGCGGATCGGCAGCACAGCGTCGTGCCCATTGAACCCACGGGCGCGAATCTCGGCGCCGAGCGATTCGAGAAACTCGCGCTGGATGGCGTCGGGGCCGGGTTCGTCGGCGAGCGGCGTGGCCGGCTCACCCCACGGAAAGCACTGCAGGACGAAGGCGAGCGGGTCGGCGTAGCAGGACGCGACGAGATCCTGCAGCGCCTCTTCGTCGGTCTGCGTGGCGGTCATCGCTTCCCAGTTCGGTCGGACAACGTCAGACGCGGATGGGCCTTCCGCCAATCCTTCCATTCACGCGCATCCATCACCGCGCCAATAACCTCGGTCCCTCGAGTAATGACTTGCCCGCCACGGCGAGTTCCAGCCAATAGGATCAATTCTGTCCGTTCCGCATCCGTCAGCACACGCGCAAACCACTGCGTGATCATTTCGTCCCGTCCCACACCACGACATAGGTCCGCCCGCGAATCACCCGCTCCTGTCGCGGCGGCACGGCGGCGGCCTCGCGCGCCGCACACGCCGCCGCCACCTCGTCGGCCAGCGCCTGCCAGCACGCGGAACACAGACTCTCGCGGGTGTCCGCCGCCGCCCCGCAGCGCCGGCAGTGCCGCGTCGTCGGCGTCTGCGGCACGTAGCTGCCGAGCACCCGATCGCACTGGCGGCAGAGCCATAGCGGCGACTGGCCCCACCGCACCCCGCAGTGCCGGCAGCGCGTGCGATTCTGCGACCAGCGGGGGGCCTCGGGCATACTGGTCCTGCCTACGTCGGGGTAATCCAGAGCGCCTGTTTCGCGCGCCGCACGACGCCCACGCCCGTCAGATACGCTTTCGGCTGACACGCGCGCACGCCCTTGAACACCGTCTGGACCGGCACCGCGACATGCACCGCCGTCGCCACGCGCCACCGCCCGCGCCAGACGACGGCCCAGACGCGCGCATCAGCGCGATCGAGGCGGTCGACGCAGAGCAGGAAGGGAGCCGGCGCCGCGCTCATCTCGATCCCGCGCTGTTGCGTTCCGCCAGCAACTGCGCGCCCCGCTGCCGCGCCGCCGCAATCTTCTCCCCGAGCGTCACTTCACCGCTGACCTCGATCCGATCGACCAAGAGCGCGAAGTGCCGCGCCAGGTCGTTGAGCGCCCGCGTCTTGTCCCAGAACTTGACCTTGAGCACGCGGTCGACCTTGCCGTCGCCGGCCGTCGCGTTCTTCATGATGACTTCAAGGCTCGCAATCGACGCCGCGACCTCGGCCGGCAACTCGTGAATTGGGCGCAGATTCCCGTGCGCGTCGAGCAGGTCTTGGACGTTCGAGAAGCCGAGCCGGCGGTATTCCTCGAGGACGCGATCGGCGGTCAGCCCAGCCTTTTCGACTTTCTGCGCTTGCTGCCGTTGAATGACGGCCTGGATGTGAGCATTTGTGAGCAGGCGATAGCCCTGCTCTTTGGCGGCTTTCGGGCTGTAGCCGCAGCGGATCGCGGCCTGCGTGGCGTTCAAATCAACGAGATACTCCGCGACGAACCGCTGTTGTTTCGGGGTCAGGGCTTTCACGTCACTCCTCGAGCTTCCTGAGAATGCCGCGGATCTCGTCGACACTCGGTAGCGCCGCGTCCATGCGCTGGCATTGCGCTTCGACTTCTTCCAGGCGGGCGGCGGCCTGCCAGCACGTATTCGCCCGGGCGGCCGCGCGGGCTTTCAGATCGTCGCGGTCGGTCGCCAACGCTTCCTCGTCGTGCCACTTCGCCACGCGGCGCAAGCGCTTCACCAGCACATCGGTCGGCTGCGGCACACGCTCGCTCACCGTCGATCCTTGGCTTCACTCACGCGCGCGGCGTACTCGGCGGCACTCTCGGCGCGCGCCCGTTTGAGCGTCGCGAGCAGCTGCGGCCGCACGGCGGCCGGCACCTGGCCCGCTAGCAGATCCAGTCCATCCTGATAACTCACGACCAGCCAATACGCGACGCGGCCCTCGGCGTGGAGCTCGTCACGACGGGCAGCCACGATGCGCGGGTCCGGCTTGATACGCATCAGACCCTTGAGACCCATGAGACGCCTGAGACGTCTCGCGGGCGGCGGCGTCCTCTCAACGCCGCAGGATTACCGCGCCACCAGGTCGCTTCCCGCGCCCGATGCCCGCCGCCGCCCGCGAAGGCTGGGAGGTCCATCAGGGTTGCTCATCGAGATCGAACAGCGGCAATTCGCCCGCGTCCCGCGCCGCGGAGCGCATCCGCCCCATCAGCCCGTCGGCCTCCTCCTGCAGTTCCTTGACGTGCGCCTTCGCAAGCGCAATGTCGCCCAGCTTGATCGCCAGTTGCCGCTCGAGCGTGGCAATCTGGCTGAAGCGCCGGGCCGCGCGTTCCTGCGTGATATTGCTGGTGCGACTCATTCGGCCACTCCCTTCCTGCGTTCGACCTCGGCCGCGAGATCGCGTTGGACTTCGAGGACGCGCAGCATCTTCTCGTCGGTCTCCTCAATGTCGCGGGTCGCCGCCTGGACGCGGTCCAAGGAGTGCTCGCGTTGCACGACGAAGAGCGCCCGCAGCCGCTCCAAACTGGCGATGAGGTCGCGTAATTCGTCCGCGTGCTGCTGCTGCAGGGGGGTCATGGCAGGGCCTCCGCGAACAAGGGCAGCGGCAGCGGCGCCGCCGGCACGCGCAGCGGCTGCACGCCGGCCGTCGCCTCGACCCGCACGTCCACCCGTGGCGCTTCACCCAGCCCCGCGTAGAACTTGCCGACCACGGCTTCGACGACCTGCGCATCGTCGCCGTAGACGACCTGGCTGAGCGCGTCCCCGATGCACCGGGTCAGCTTGTCCAAGTCCGGCGCGGTCAAATGCGCCACGGGGCGGCGCTTCGGGAGCGACTTGGGCCGCGGCAGGTAGAACCCGACCGTGAGCCGCACGGGGCTCGCGTAGAGGACCGCCTGCTGCTCGAGCGGCACCGCGTGCAGCGCGTGGCTGGCGCCCTCGGCGACGAGCTGCTGCCACGACTTCACGTTGCGGTTGCTCTCGGTGACGATCGGAAACTTCATGCCGCGGCCGAGGAACGGCTTCATGTTGCCTTTCGGCTTCGCGACGCCGTAGACCGTGAACGCGAGCGTCATCAGAGCCGCGTCCCATCCGGCCGGCGACCGCCGTTGCCGTAGCCCATCACGGTCATCAGGCCCGGCGCGTTGCCGCACTCGAAGCCCTTGAGGTTCCCAATGTCTTCCGTCGCTAATCGGCCATCGCCGTCGTAGCCGTTTGCGAACTGGTTGGTCGCGATCGTCTCCCAGACGGTGACGTCGATCGGATGGCCGCGCCCGCTGTCGCTCAGTCCCCACAGCCCGCCGGGCGCCAGCCGGTCGAGACAATCCGTCGTCCTCGCCGCCATCATGCCCGCCGTCCAGGCGGGATCGCACTGATAGAGCACGCCGTCGACTTTGCCAAAGTTGGCGCGCCAGAAGTCCGTGGGGGTCTCGTCGTTCGGTTGCCAGCTGATGTAGTGCGGGAAGAAGTGCAGCATGATGCGGCAGCGTGTCCCGATCAGCGCCGCGTCGTGATCGATCATCGCGCGCACGATCTCGGGCGACCAGTGATTCATTTCCCACGCGGGCGATTCGATCTGCATCGCGCCCTCGGCCAGCAGCCGTTCGATGAGCGCATCGGGCGCGCTGAGATCCGGCGGCGTTGGCGTGTAGTACTTGCTGCGCATCAGGTGATGCACGTTCAGCCCGGCCTCGCGGCAGCGCACGCTCATCGAGACGTAGTCGTCCTCGCTCGTGGCGAACGCGAACGAGTCCTGCGGCGAGATGGAAATGTGCGTGTACCCGTAGTCGCGGTGCAGGCGCAGGATCACGGCTTCCCAGTCGCGGCCGTAGCGATCGAGGAAGTAGGTTAAGACCCGATTCTGCGCGGGTCCGCTGGCCCCGCCAGGCACCGCCGGCAGGCCGGGCACCGTCAGCCCCCACGCATCGCCGCGCCACCAGCGCACGTCCGCCGTAGCTGGGGGTTCGGCGCGCAGCTCGGTGTAGACCGGCAGCGGCGCACCCGTCTCCGCGTCCGTCGTCTGCGTGTCGAACGGCGGCAACGGCGGCCGCACGACGATCACGGGCGGCGGCGGCTCGATCACGGACGACAGGAACGGCCAGGTCGCGGCGTAGCTCATCGCGGCAATCCCTCTCCGACATACTCAAATTTGCGCTCGAATGCTGCGCGCGGCATGTAGCAGCACCGAACGGTCCCCGCCCATTCAGGCTCGACACGTAATGGGATGTAGGCGACCGCTTCTTCGCCACTCGTGTGTTCACGCATTAAGAGCAGGAATTGATAAAACATTCCCACCCCGGTGTGACCGTCGATCTTTCTGTAAACGCCTGTTCTCATGGCTCAACCTGCGGGCGGCTACTCGTTCGGGATCACGTCAAGAACGGCCAGGCGGCGGCGTAGGTCATTCGGACGCCTCGACCACGACCTGCTCTTTGAGTAGTTCGACTGTATTTTGAAACGCTCTCTCGAGGAGTTCCGGCCCGAGCTTGAGCGGATAGACGCTGCCGCTGCGCGCCATGCCCGCCATGACGCAATCGGCGATGTAATCGAGCACGTCGATCAGATTCACATCGACCGGCGTCCCGTCGGGTTGTTCGAGATGATGACGGTTCAGTTTCCGGTGTCGGTCCCACCACCCCGTTTGCGCGAAGCCCGTTACGAAATCCGCATGGAAGCCATCGATGTCCGTCAACTTGTCAGGATCGTGATTCGCCTGCGCCTCCGCGATGGCGTCGATGAAGAAGTCGAGCGCCCGTCGCACATCGCGGATGTGTTGATCCGAGCTCTCGTAGAGCGTGTCTTTCGTGACGTTCGCAAAGTCGCACGTCCGCGTGTCGGCAGTCGGAGAAGGCCTGATAGAGATCATTTCTGGCTCCCTTGGTCACTCGTTCGGGATCGTCTCGGTGAACGGCACCAGATACACGTTCCCGGCGCGGCCCAGCGGCGCGAAGATGATCCGGTCTGCCCGCTTCAGTCCGGTTTCGTAGGGCCCTTGACTGTCCGGCGGCCGCGTCTCGACCGTCCCGTCCGGCTGCACCGACAGCACCGTGTCCGCGCCGACCGGATACGTCACCGTCACGAGGTCCCCGTCGAGGATGTTGATCTGGTGCGGGCCAATCGCGACGACGTCGAGCATGATCGGCGCGTCCTCGTCGGCATCCGCTGTCGCCGCACTCGGGCGTAACGCGGCGCGAATCGCGGCCGCCAGCACCGTGCCGACAGGGTGCGCCTGCGCGGGGTCATAAGGCACGGTCACGACGACGGCGATCACGGACGGGCGCGGGCAGCGGGTAGGTCGCGAATCCATTCAACGGTCCTTTCACTTCAGGCCCACGAGGATCGACGATGGTGTGGGGAGTTCCACATCGGTCGGGCGCCACCAATGCAGCGTGTGCGGGTGGTTGTTCACATACTCGGACTCGCGCGGATAGAACTGCACGCACACATCCTCGGCATCCCAGAACTGCTGCTTTACGAACGCCATTTCTTTCCACGTCGGCGTGCGCTGTTGCTCGCCGAATGGGCGATAGGCGTGGACGCTGACGTGTTCCCAGCCCTCGCCATCGCTGGCGATAATCGCCAGCATCCAGCCTGATTCCGGCGACGGCAGGCGAAAGGCACCGTTGTTGCCATCCGCTGCTGTCGTCTCCAGGCCGTGCATGGCATCCAGCCAGCGCGCCGATTCAGGCACATGGAAACTCACGATCGCCTCGCCATCGTCAGCACCCGCGACACCGCCGCGCCCGTCTCGACCGCGGACGCCCGCTGCCGGATCCGTTCCGCCGCCTCGCGCCGCGTCTTCATCTTCACCGGCAAGGTTTCATCCGCGCGGTCATAGCGCACCCGCGGCGGCACGATCAACGTGTCGATCAGCGCGTCGCCTTTGTGCCAGCGGCCAAACAGTCCCATGCGTCAGCCCTCCTCGCCTGGCTGCCGTTCGCCGACGACTTCCCCCACGATCACCGCGAGCGCGTCGAACAACGTCCGCGGCGCCCGCCGCCGGAGCGCGAAGAACACCTCCCGCGCCGCATACCAGCGCGCGAGTTCTTCCCCGTGCGCCCAGTGCCCGACGATCTCGACACGCGACGTCCGCGGGTTGAATGCGCGCTCGAACTCATCCGGCCCGAATTCCGTTGGCACATACCGCAGCGGGCGATTGGTCAGGCCGGCCGCGTAGCACAACACGCAGAAGCATGGCGGCTCTTCGTAGGCCAGCGCGTGCGCCCGCGCGAGCTCGTCGGCCTCGTCGATGGACATGGTGCGGCGATCCGCGGGACACGTAGGCGCGGCCGTGCGCGAGAGCTCGCCGAGCCAGTCGGCGGCCTTCGGGAACGTCCGCAGCGTTTCGATGCAGCGCTTGCCGGCAGTGATGACGTGGTCGATCGGATGGGCGTCGAGGATTTTGAAATACGTGCGCGTGAGGTCGTCGCGCTCCTGCGGCGGCAGCTTGAGCCGGAACGCGGTAATGACGCGCCCAAAGGCTTTCTCGAACGTTGCGAAATCGAAGTCGGTCATCGACGTCATCCCGAACTCTTTTTCACCACCGTTTCGCCGACGGTGCGGGGGGCGCGGGGCGCAGCCCTGAGCGACCGCCGCGACCGTCTTCGTTGATCCTGATTTGAGGCACCGGCGTGCGGGCCAGAGCCGCGCGCTTGTGGCGCGCTCTCTGTCCCGCTAATGGCTAGTACCACCACGTACTTACGAAGAGAAGACGTACCGTGCTAATTAGCTAGTACTGATTTGTTCTTTAACAGAGGTCGCCAAAAAAGACCGCTCCGTTATGCGGTTTGTGACGCCTCCAAGACCTGAAAAAAGACCGCGTCGTTATGCCGGTCGTTATCGCCCGCAAGACACCAAAAAAGACCGTGTCGTTACCGTCTGCGAGATACCTCCGTTACCGCCTCCGAGCGGCCGGGGCGGCCTCCGGTTGCCCGTTTCGAACGCGATAGTGACGCTGCGTCACCGCCCGCCGCTCCGAGTCGCGGATCACCTCGTCGAGCGTCGTGTTGTGCCAGCCGTCCGCCTGTAACGTGAAGTGCGACATGATGGCGCCGCGGAGCTGTTTCCACCGGCGCGGGTCGCCGCACGCTTTGGCTAATACCTCCTCGTTGTCGGGGAGCGGCCCCCCGCGCAGTTTCCCCTCGTCGAGCAAATTGCGGTAGGCGCCTTGCTGCTCGAGGGTCATGTCCATGTAGGCCTGACTCTGACGCCACCGATCGATCCACCACCAAAACCCTGTGAGACGCGGCATTCTGCTCAGCTTTCTGTCGCCGTCACCGACGACATGGATTTCTGCGCGGTCTCGGCGCCGTCGAGCAGCGGGGCGCCCTTGCGCGCTGGTCGCGTTTCCTGTTTTGCCGTCTCATGTGAGGTCGTAAAACCGGAAGTGGCGCGCTTCGCCTTCGGCGCCCGGCGCGCGAGAATGCCACGGGCAATCGTCAAGACCACCTGCGCCTGCTCGAGCGGCGCCGTCTCGAAGAACACGACGACCTGGTCGGCGGGGTGCGTGCGTCGGCTCATGCGGCCTCCGTCTGTTGATGGAGCCGCCAGGCCGGGTCCGGGTCTGAAATCCGCAACTGGTAGTGCTCGAGCGCGAACGCCCGCGCCTGCTCGATGAACGCCCAGAAGTCGTCGCTGTGCAGCTCCGACGTGCTGCGGTAGACGACCACGGTGATCTCCTCGCCGGTCGCGGGGCTGACATGCGTGACCGGGTGTCCGAGGAACCGGGCGCAGAGCCACCCGTGGAGGTCGTCTGGCGTCAGCCGGGCCGCCTCGGCGAGCTGCTTCACCACGACGGCCCGGTAGTACTTCCGCAGTTTCACGACGCGCAGCGCGTCCTCGCCCGCGGGTTCGACGGTGAGGACGATCCCGCCATTGCGCACCGTCTTGAGCTCGGCGGCGGTGGTGACCTTGTCGTCGAGGCGGATGACGCCGTCGGTCACCACGCCTGTTGAGACCACCGCCGCGGAGCTCGGGCGCTTCATGCGGCCTCCTGAATCCAATCGAGCAACTGCTCTCGATTCATCAGATAAAGTGCGCGAATCATCTCTTCGCCAAGCGGCTTCACATGTGCCTTGAGAGCATTGCGCTCGGCGAGAAGGGCGAGGTAGCCGTTGGCGAGGTCGCGCTCGTAGTGGGGCCTCCCCTGATTCAGCGGTGCCTCAGAGAGATTTTTCGCCAGCGCCGTTAGTTCCTGCTCGTCAGTCATGCTTGAACCCCACCGATACCGTCGCGCCATCCAACTAACCGCAACCAGTCCCGGTAATCCGCCCATGCCGTGGTCACAGCCAGCGAGCCGGGAAAGATGTCGATGAACTCATCGTCGGCCTGTAGACCGAGTAGATCGAACACCCACCGGCAGAACGGCTCAGGTTTCGCACCAGACAACCCGCGCTTGAGGGTGATGCTGGCCGAGGTCCAATCCCGAGTCGTCGGCTCCGTACGTCCACGCCGCCTCCCACCGCGCCAGATCACTGGTTCCCACGCATAGGCTGGATTCACCCCAGGCTTGAAACTCGCGAACGGCTTCACCCACGCGGCCACCCGCACATCTGGCGGGCACATCGGCAGTAACGCACGGAGGGATGGCGACGAGCACGACAGCGCCCACCCATCCGGAAACTCAGCTTCAAGGTGCGCGATCAACAGCCGATGGTTGACTTCGCTCCCGCCATAGTGCCGTTTCGACTGCCCGGCATACGGTGGGTCGGCGTACGCCACGCGCATCAGCCTGCCTGCTCAGTCATGCCGCCTCCCGCCCTTGCGCGACCCGCGCCAGCGCTTCGACCTCGGCCACTTCCCGCTCGACCTCGGTCAAGAACATCCGCACCACGAGCTCGTAGGCGCGGCGCTGCGCGTCGTCCATCGTGATCCGCGTGATCTTCAGCCGCAGCCCCTCGGGGAACCGCGGGTCGTAGCTGACGAAGTCGCACCACGACGCCTCTGACAGCCAGAGGTTGTGCTGACACTGGCGGAGATACTCGAGCGGCACCTCCCCGCGGAGGTATTCCAGGTGCGTCGCGGATTTCGGCACCTTGAGCTCGAGGATGCCCTGGTAGCCGTCGACCTCGCCGTCGAGCGAACAGCCCGCCATGAGCGACGGATGCATCAGGAAGCCCGAGCGGCGCGCCAGGTTGCCCGTTTCCGCCTCGTACGCGCGAAAGGCGTTTTCCTCTTCGTCGATCCCGCGCTGCATGTCCTTACTGACGAACACGTCTTCCTGCGACTGCCCGGTGACGCGCTCGAGCATCAGGCGCACGCGGAGATTGCGGCGCCCGGCGGCCTCGCCGTTCTTGACCGTCGCGAGCATCGCGCCCGCGCACGAGCCCGTGAGACGGCCGAGTCGGGCGGCGTACCACTCGGGCGACCGCTGCGGCATGGTCAGGATGGTCGCGATCACGAGACCACCTCGCCGACCTGCACGGCCGCCTGGTCGACCGCGTCGCCGCGGGCCTTCAAGCTGTCCCACGATTCCGGCTCCGTCGCCATCAGGAACTGGCGCAGCGTCGGCTGGGCGTCCTTCCAGGCTTTGGAGAGCGCGGCACCGCCGGCGTTCGCCGCCGCGACGAGCACGCTCATCCAGTCGTCGTAGCCCTCAGGGCGCACGAGCCCGGGGCCGCTCTCGGCCGGCGTCGTGGCCTGCACGGTGATCGCCCGCTGCCCGTCCATCTCCTCCTCAGTCGCGATCCCGCCGACCTCGTCGGGGAAGGCTTCGCGCAGGCCCGCGGCCTCGGCGCACTTCGTGAGCATCTGCACGGGCGCCTTCGACCAGCGCGCATTCGCCTTGCCGTCGCGCTTCGTGGCGACGACTTCGGCGAACAACACGCGCACGGGATACTCGGCCCGCTGCGCGATCGTCGCGTTCCAGCGGTACATGACCATCTCGCACCAGGCGGGGGCCTTGACGCCGGCCAGCTCGATCTCCGGGCCGTACTCGGCTTTGCTGTGGCCGAGGTATTCGCCGGTGCGCTGCGCGGTCGTGCGGAGCTCGTAGACGCCGGGCATGACGACGTCGCGCCACTCGTATTTGTCGCCGACTTTCACTTCCATCGGGACGATGTGGCAGGGCTTCTTGAGCGGGTCGAGATTGCGCGATTTGCAGTAATCCCAGACGAGGAGGACGGATTCGCCCTTCGCGCCCGGGTACAGGGAATTCATGAGCGTACGCCACTGGGCTTCGTTGATATTGCGGCGCGCGACCGGCTCGGGGAGCGCGGGCGCTTTGGTGACTTCTGTTGCGACGAGTTTCATATCTGGTGAATCCATAGCCGTCGGCTCCGCCGATCAAGGTGATGACCGGGCGTCCTGCCCGGCCTGGTGTTGCGTGATTACCGCTGCGTGTCGAGCCGTTCCGCTGTGACAATCCGCCCGCCGGCGAGCGTAAAGCTGATCGCCGCCGCCCCCTTGGCCGCCGTCGCGTCCACGCGGACCACGGTGCCATCAGGCAAGCGATAAGGCGCGAGCTCCCGCGCGTCCGGCCCCGTGGCCGCCGCCGGTGCGCTCGGCCGCTCGGCAGACGCGTGGAAGGATTGCGAGAGGAAGGCGACCGCGTTCATAACGCCCTCTCGTCGTTCCAAAGGTCGTGCGCCTGTTCGGCCGCCGCATCGCGGCGCCGCTCCTCGTCACAGTCGTCGCAGTACGTGGGCGGCGGCATGTCCTCCCCTTCCCACTTCGCCCCGCAGTTCTGGCAGCCGGCTTCGCGCGCCCACTGCTCCTCCTCCTGTGCCCGCCAGTCGGCAAACTTCGCCAGCAGGTCGGCGTCGTCGTAGCGCCGCGCGTCCTGGGGAAGCCAGCGCAGGAACGCCTCCGCGCGTTCGTCCGCGGCGTGGGCGCCGTTCTCGTGGACGAGCGGCCCGAAGGCCACCTCGCTGGTCGAGCAGTAGAACACGCAGGTGTCGCCGTTATCGAGAATCCGCACGCTCATCGCGCCACCTCGTCGGTGCCGAACACGTCGGCGCCGGTCTTCCCCGCGTAGGGGTCCGCCGCCAGATACGCCTGGCACGCCGCGCACGTCGGCTCGTTGCTCGAGGCCGTCGCCGCGATCGTCTCGCCGCACACCGCCTGCAGCCGCCGCGGCGCCTGGCCGCGGAACACCCGCGCCTCGATCGCGAACCACGGCACGTAGTGCGTGGCCGCGTCCTGTCTGCTCTCGTTGAACACCATCTCATTCGCTCCTTGCGGTCGACCGGCGCGTCGTGCGCCGCTCACTCACAAGAACAATCTTACCAAAACCCCCCCCTTACGGTCAAGGGGTGAATATGAAAAGGCCATAACCCCGGGTTAAGATATGAAGCATGGCCAAGAAGCTCCCGCCGCAGGTGGCGGCGTATTTTCGGAAGCAACGCCCACAGAAGGAACTCCCGCCGGACGTGTTGGCCTATTTTCAGAAGCAGGGCGCCAAAGGTGGAAAGATCGGGGGGGCCAAGTCCTGGGCCGCCATGACGCCCGAGGAACGGTCGGCGCGGGCCAAGAAAGCCAGCGACGCGGCCGTCGCCGCCCGGAAAGCCAAACGCAAGACGAAGCCCTAGCCCGCGGCTCATCTGATTCATCCCTAATCCCCAATCCCCAATCCCTAATCGCAGTACTCGCGGCTGTAGTCCCGCCACGGCACCCAGCCATCGCGCGCCGTGAAAAACCCCCAGTGCCGGCGGACACGAAACCGAACGACCAGCGTCCACGTCGGGCGCACGAGCTCGAGGCGGTGCGCCCATTCCGCCGGCCGGTAGAGCACCGAGAACCGCGGGCGCCACGACCGACGCAGGACTGCGCGGCCGACCACACGCAGCTCGCCGGTGTAGGCCGACTCCCGCTCCTGCGTCCATTCCCAGTAGCCGCTCGAGAGCAACACCGTCACGAACGACCACGGGTGATCGTGCAGGGCGCGGTCTTCATCGCTGGTGTGCAGGTGATGCAGGTAGACCCCGAAGAGGCGCGTCGCGACCAGGTGATAGCGCGTCAGCAGCGGGCCGTTGGCGGCATCGCACGATGGGATCACGCGCTTCGAGAACCAGCGTCGCGGAGCCGACGCTTCGTCGGGAGGCATGACGGGCCGCAGCGGCGTCATCAACGTCGTCATCGCATATCCCTAACGGGATAATTCATCACGGCCAATATCCCTATCGGATGCGCCGCAGGCCGCCGAAGCGCGGACGCTGCCACTCGTTGCGCAGGTAGGTGTCGACCAGGTCGGCACGGTAGCGAATCACGCGGCCGAGGCGCGGCTTGATCTCCTCGAGGAAGGGGAGCTTGCCTTCACGCTTGAGCTTTGTGAACGAGGCGCGGCTCATCTGGATCCGCTCTCGGATCTGCTGCGCGGTGTAGCAGGCGGCGCTCATGCCGGCACCGCGTCCGCGTCGGCGGCCTTCGGGCGCGCCTTTGTGCGCGGCGGGCCGAACTCAATCGACATCGGATCGACGCCAAGGGCCTTCCCGAGCGCCACCACCGTGGCCAGTGAGGGCCGGGCGTCCTTGTCGTTTTCCAGGCGCGAGATGCTGTTCTGGGCGACTTTGCTCTTCTTCTCGAGCTCTTCTTGCGTCAGGCCGAGACGCTTGCGCGCCGTGCGAAGGTGCATCCCCGTTCCTCCCTAGCTCAAGCGGAGGCTAAATCCAGATATGGATAGCTGTCAACCACATGACAAATCCCTAAATAAATATGGAAATGTCGTGCAAGAGGTAGCTCGATATCCGGAATCGGATACTATTATCGCTATGACGTGGCTGGAAATTCGTGCGCACTTGGCTGCGAAGCACGCCCGGGCCCAGGCGACCGGCGTGACGCAGCAGGCGATCGCGGAGCGCGGCGGGATCGCAGGACAGAACACCGTCTCGCGTCTCCTCTCTAATGACAAGCTCGGCCCGTCGGTCGAGATTTTCGTCCGCGCAATCGAAGGGCTGGGGATGTCCGTCGCAGAGTTTTTCAGTGAGCTCGAGCAGCAAGGCAGTGTCGCACCGCGTGAACGCTCGATCGCGGAACGGCTGCGGACCCTCGAGCAGCGGCTGGACGCTCTCAATCGTTTGGTGTCGTCGTCGCCAGATCCCGGCGCGCAGGCACCGCCTGGCAACCGAGACGAGAGGCCTTCATATGACCGTACTGCGCTTTCCTCAGACGTCGTCAACCACACCTATCTCGCCGCCTGGCTCGAGCGGCAGCAAATTGAAGCCATCATGCAAGCGGCTCGCGAAAGCCTCTTATTCACGCTCGCACGCCGCGATGCCCGAGTGGCGCTCATGGGTGACTGCGATGGAACGGTACCTGTGCCGCATCCCCCCGGGCGAAGCGAGCCTCGTCGTCGACGAGCTGCGCGACACGCTGAATCAACTGCAACGCCGACACAGACGAAAGGGAAGGGCGCTCAATGAAGAAGCTGAAGGGAATTCGACCTCGCGGTAAGAAGTGGGAGGCCTACGTCCGCGTCGCCGGGAAGCTGGTGACGGAGACGTTCGACGAGCTCGACGTGGTGAAGATACGCGCTTGGCAGGAGCAGCAGCGATCGACCGTCGCGCCGCCGGCGGCGAAGGGCACGCTCACGGAAAAAGCAGAGGAGTACTTCGAGAAACCAAAGGTCGCGGCGCAGCCCTACGTCGACCAGAAGAAGGCGCACGTACGGTTGTGGCTCGACAAACTCGGATGGGACACGCCAATCGATGCCATCACGCGCGACCAGGTCGAGCAGATCATTCAGGACTGGCTCAAGGTGTTGAAGCCGGCGACGGTCTACCATCGGCGCTCGTCGCTTCTGGGCGTGTTCATGTTTGTGTACGGGACGCACGCGGAGAATGTCGTCCTCGACACGACCGTGCCAGCGGCCTGGACGCCGCGGGACCAATCGGTCGACTACTCGACGCTCGCGAAGATTCTCGACACGATGCCGACCGAGCGCCTGGTGAAGAAGGGGATTCGGCAACCGTCCACCGCGCGACTCGTGAGCGCCGTGTTGATGCACACCGGCGTGCGCGGGTGTGACCTGTACGAAGTCCGGCGCCCGCACGTCGACTGGCAACGTGGAACCGTGCAGATGCCGCCGACGAAAAAAGGCCAGGGCGGAGAATGGTGGACGTGCGTGCTCACCGACGAGGGACTCGCGGCGATGCGCGCGTTCGACGCCGCCGGTCTATACGGCAAGTTCTCGCCGGCCGCGGTCAGTCGCAGCTACAAGCGCGCGTGCCGCAAGGTGCTCGGCCACGAGACGCCCGTGCATCTCTACTCGATGCGGCACAGCGTCGGGGCGGATGTATTGCGCGAGGGCGACACGGCGACGGTGGGGCGCGTGCTCGGGCACGCCCCGGGCTCGCGGATGTCGGAACAGTATTCGAAGGGCGCGCACGCCGAGGTCGATCGGCGAGTGATCAACGCAATGGCGGCGGCGCGGAGAGCCGCGGTGCGGGGCGGCGAAGCCAAAAAAGTTGGCGGAAAAGTTGGCGGCTTTAGTAAGACCCGCAAACGCAGCAAGTTGCGGCGCGTGTCATAGGCTTCCCAAGCCTTGGACACGGGTCCGATTCCCGTAGCCCGCTCCACTCAAAAATCCTTAGAACATTCAATAAAACACCCGGTTTCTCGAATGAAACCGGGTGTTTGGACGTACGCGTGATCGGGCTAAGAAGGGCTAGTCGATGCTGGGAGCGTGGGGAAAAGTTGGCGAAAAAGTTGGCGGAAGTTGGCGAAAAAGTTGGCGGGTCTGCAAGCCTTGAATACGGTCAGCGGCGCTTCTTCGGCGCTGCGACGGTGCCAGTACCCGCGAGCTCACAGATCCGAAGGATCATCTGCCCAGCCTTCAAGACCCGGGCCCGCTCCGCGTCGGTGGCATCATCGGCTGACGAGCGAGGCGCATCGGTCGGTCGCACATTCGCGGCCCGCGCCCAGGGCGGCTCGACAGCCGGCATGAACTGGTCCTCGATCGCGGCGAAGAAGTCGGACGGTTTCACCCCGAGACCAATCAGCCCGCGGACGAGGACCTCGACGCGCGGGCCCTGGTTCTTGCCATTCAAGATGCGCGACACAGCATTCTGCCCTGCGAGGCCCCCATGCTTCGCGACCTTCGCTTGCGTCGCGCCGTGCGCCCTGGCTCTCCGACCGACCGGCTTGATCGCGGCCCAGCGCCGCGTGTAATCGGCGCGGATCACCTTCCAGACATCACCCACCTATTGCCGAGTATATCTATGGCTGGATATTCCAAATTAGCAACTCAAAAACGCATAAAGTGCGGCGGCGATTGTGTGCCAGTTTCTGGACTATATCGTTTGCGGAGTATCCGTTTAAGGCTACAACTAGGCGCATCTATATGGTCAAGGCGATGGCCCACACACAAGCTCAAGGTCCGCCCGCCGCGGCCGATTAGCCCGACATGAAAAGCACGACAGTGGTGGTGGGTCTTCTTCTCGCGGTGATACTGACAACAACACTGGCCGCCGCCCAGTACCCGGGGCCGTATCCGGGCGGGCAGAAGCGCACCGCGTGGTATGTGGTGACGTTCGCCGGGGCGCCCGTGGCCGGGCCGTTCGCCCTGCTCAGTGAGTGTCAGGACATGGCGACGTACATGTCCAAGCGCTATGGCAACGTGAGCCAGACCTGCCAGAACAAGTGAAGGCGCGGCGCGAGCCGGACGACCAGGCGCCCGAGGCCCAATCCCTAATCCCCAACTCACGCCTCGACCCCGCCGCCGGTCGCGGCGCCTGCGCCCGGTCTGGCGGCCCTGACGGCACCCTGCGGCTACAGCCAGAAATCGTCGTTCGAAATGCCAAAGCGCCGAAGGCAGGCTTTCAGCGTGCCGAGGCGCACCTCGTCCCCTTCGTGATGGCACTTGATCGGATAGGAGCGGGGCTTGCCGGTCGCAGGATCGAGCTGGAGGAAGAGCCGTTCCGAGCCCTTGCCGCGGCCTTTGTTTTCCCACACGCCGAACACTTCGAGACGGCGCCGCAGTTCCCGGTACGGGAGGGGGTGCGGCTGGACGCGCGGCCCGGTCACGATTCGGCGGATTGGACCGACAACTCTTGCACCAGATAGGCGGGGCCATCCTCCGGCGCGTGCTCCGAGGATCCCGTCAGATCCACGGTGCGCTGCCCGGTCGGTTTGGCATGCGCGAGTTTTTGCCAGTCCTCGGCCGGCGCCGGGACGAAGACGGACTCCAGGTTGTTCGTGTCCCGGCCGTACAGGTACTGCGCCCGGATCAGGTCGCAGATGTCGTCCATCGCCTGCTCCACCGTGTCCGCGTCGGTCACAATATCCATCGGCAGGCAATGGGCTTGATATCCCGTGTCGGTCTTGGTCACGAGCACCTGCAGAATCAGATCAGTGTGGGCCGGGTCAGACTCGGGCATCGCTCCGAGTCACGCTAGCAAGGGCGCATCGTCTCGGCAAGAGCAGGATGTAGTGCTGCCGGCCTGAAGGGTCCACCAGTTATCCACACGGCAGCTGGACCGGACGCGGACGTGGCGTCCTGGGGCCGTTCTGGCGGCCCTGGCGACCTCCTACCGCGCGTCGTCGACACCCAGCTACGGGGCCAGCGTGTTGTACGTGACGGTGAAGTCGACAAACGTCCCGTTGCCGAAGATATTGAGGAACCCCATCGACGCGCCCGCCGCCGTCAGCCCGATAAAGTCGATCGTCGTGGTGCCCGAGGCGACGGCGCCGACGTGCGCGAACGACACCGCCCCCGTGATGACGCTGCCGACCACCGCCGACGTGCGCCCGTTCACGGCGAACGGCAAGCCGTCAATCTCGAACGTCGAGCCGGTGCCGATGGTGCTGACGGTGAGCTGGCCGCGCGCAAAGACCAGCGCGCCCACGCGCACCCACGAGCCCTCGCGCGTCGTGTAGGTCGTCGTGCCGCCCAAGGTCGGGATCCACGTCCCGGTGGTGACCACCGAGGCGGCGGGCGTGCCCGCCACGTTGTCGGCCGTGCGCAGCACGGTGCCGTGGCCCGGCGGCGTGCAGGGCAGCTCGTAGACGAACTTATAGCCGGTGCCGGGGACCAGATAGGCCGTGAAGCGGCCCGCGGTATCGGTGCGGATCGGGTTCGTGTTGGCCGTGCCGAGGTTGTCGCTGTAGGTGGCGATCGGGGTCGTCGTGCCGGCGCTGTAGGTCCAGACGCAGGCGTTACTGACTTTGTCGCCGTTGTTGTTGAAGACCGTCTGAAAAGGGGGCGGACTAAGGCTATACGTCTGCGCGGCGAGCGGGGCCGGCAGGGCGAGCAACAGCAGCGCGAGGGCCGCAGATCGTATCGTCACAGGAGATCCTTCCAGAGCGAGACGCCGCCCGACTGGAGGCGCTTCATCAGTTCGTTGATCGCGTGCGGGTTGCGATCGATCGTGAACGTGCCGTCACCGGGCACCGAGATCTTCAACTGGCCCGCGCCGCGGGTGCGACTGACCGTCGAGGCGACCGCGTTCTTCGCCGCGCGCTCCACCTCGCCCGGCGTCATGTTGCGCGCGTTGATCGGATACTGCCCGATGGGCGTGGACGCGGGCACGCCGGCGATGACGTCCGCCGCTGGGCCGAGGTCGCGCCCGTGCATTCCGGTGCCGCCGCCGTACCAGCGCACGGCGCCGCCTTTATCCCAGTACGCGACGGGCTCCCCGTCGAGCAGAATGTTGCCGCCGGCACTGCCGCGGCGCTGCGTCGTGATGTCGCCAAACCCGGCGGCGTCCCGCGCGCCGTTCAGTTCCTCCGTCAGCGTCTTCATCACGCGCGCTTGCACGGCCGCGCCCGACTTCAATCCCTGCGTGTCGATGACGCGCGCAATCTGTTGTGTGACGGTCTGGGCGGCGTCGGTCGGCGTGTCGGCTGGCGTCGTGGGGGCCACCACGGTGGCGGCGGCCGGTGTCGACGCGCGGGTCCGCTTCGCCTTCGCGACTGGCGCCGCAGGGGCCACACCGGCATTTGTCGCGTCGATAAACGCGGACTCGGCGCGGTCAAAGGCCTGCTGGGATTGCGTGAACGCGCGCCGCGCCGCGAGGAACGTCTCGTCGTCAATCGTGCGGGCGCGATAGGCTTGCTGCGCCTGATCGAACGTGGCCGAGGCGGCGCGGGCATCCGCGCGGGCCTGGTCATAGACGGCGGCTGGTGAGGCCGGCGCCGTTGCGACCAGTGCGGGCGGCTCGACCACCGCGGCCACAGGCGCGGACGGCGCGGCGAGCCGTGCGTCGGCTTCCGCTTTCATCCGCGCCGCGGTTGGCCCGCTCGGCGTCTTCAGTTCGCCGCGCACGTAGCGCGCATCGAGGGCCGCCTGCACCGCCTCGGGCGTCGGCGTGCCCAACCGGGTCGCCAGGTCCGCGGCGAGCTCCTCGCGCGTCGGCGCGGCCACCGGAGCGGCCGCGGGCGGCGGCGTAAGGACGCTCGGCACGGCCGCATCAGCCGCAGGGGCGCCGGTGGTCTCCATCCAACGCGCGATCGCCGCTTTCGGCGTCAGCCCCTCGTTGAGCACGAACGCCGCGGCCTCATCGGTCTGCGCGGGCGTGAGGGGAACATTGAGGCGCCGCGCCGCGATCGCGACCTCACTCCCCGCCCGCGTCGGCGACATAATCGAATCGCGCGGGCCGGGCACACGCACAGGGGCCGGCGGCACCGGTGGCGCCTCGAGCGCGGGCCGGCCGGCGTCCATCCATTGCTGAATCGCCCGCGGGGGCGTGCTGCCTTGCTGGAGAAATTCCGCCGCGGCCCGCGCTTCGTCGAGCGTCATCGGCACCTGGAGCCGGCGCGCGGCCAAGCCGACCTCGTTCAGCGCCATCTGCGGCGACATGATCGGCCGCGGGGTCGGGGGGGCAGCCACCGGAGCGACCGACACGGGACCGGCGGGTGCCGGCACCGGGGCCACGGGCGGCGCGGCCACGGCGGGCGGCGTCGAGACGCCCACGGGCGCCACGGCGGGCGTGACGGCCGCGGCCGGGTGCGTCTGCTGCACGATCCGGCTCGCGGCCATCTCGCTCAGCCCGGTTTCTTCGAGCGCGGCCTGGAACGCCGCCGGCGTCATCGTCGCGGCGTTCCCCACGAGCGCGGCGCGGGCCTGCATCCGCTCGACGTGCAACGCGGCCACCGCCGGGCCACCGTCGGCGCCCGCCGCCTGCACACTGGGCCAGACCGCCTTGAGCTCGCCGTCACTGATCGGATAGCCGGCTTGTTCGGCGGCCTGGCGCAAGGCCCCCTGCGACTCGCCCGGACCCCAGCGGCCCGTCACGCGCAGCGACGGGGCCGGCGGACGGGGCACGGCCGCGGGGGCGACCACCGTGGTCGTCGCGGGCGGTTCGACCGGTGCGGGGGCAGGCACCGGGGTCGCCCTCGCTTCGGCGATCGTCCGGGCCGCGAGCGCGTCCTGTGCCGTTGCTGGCCGGCTCGTGACAGGGGGCACGGCCGGCGCCTGGGCCGCGGCGGCCTGCGCGGCGCCTTGCGCTCGGCCTTCGGCGATGATGCGGTCGATCCGCTCCGCGACCGATTCCTCGGGTGTCGCAACGGGAGGCGCCGACGCAGACGGGACGCGTTCCGCGGCGGTGGCCTCGGCCGCGCGCTGAGACGCGAGCGCCTCGCCGGCCGCGTCGATCAGCGTCCCCGCCGCGCGCAGCCCGCGGAACCCGGGCACATGCGACAGGGCCACTTTGCCGGCGGTGACGAGATTCTGCGGCGTCGCCTTCGCGCCAACATAGCCCGCGCCCAGGCCGACGGCGTCTTCGACGAGTTGCGCCTGGTCCTCCGTGAGCCCGGCGGCCACCGCGAGTTTTTTGGCCGGCGGCGCCGCGATTATCGTGGCGGCGGTGCCGGTGGCGAGCGCGGACCCGGTGGCGACGGGCGCCGCCGCGAGCGCGCCGAGGAGCTCGGGCGCGACCATCGGCGCGGCGGTGACGGCCGCGCCCGTGGCGACCTGATGCGCGCCCTTCGCATAGTTGCCCAGATAGAGATTCGTCAGGCCTTGCACGACGGCGTGCGGGCCGGCCTTCCCCCACTCATCGACTTTGTCGTGCAGCCATTGATACGGATGGTCGGTGAAGTAGTCGAGGATCGGCCCGATGCCGGGCATGGCCGTGACGACACGATCGGC